TCAAGTGGAGATAATCAGAAAAACTTTGGGTGATGAAGGTACACAGCAAGGATAAGACAAAGACCTATGAGTATGACTACAAGATGATTTTTGTTCGTGAGAAGATTAAGAACGAATTAAAAACTTATTGTAAAGAACGAGGGGTAACTTATACTCAAGCAATAACCAGATGGTTAAAAGGTGAGAAATAACGATGGGATATAAAAGAGCGAATAATAGGAGTGATATATTCCAAACACCTGATACGGCATTAAACCCCATACTTCAATTTATCCCACAAGAATATAGGATATGGGAACCAGCATCCGCAAATGGAAATCTTGTAAAGTTTTTTTCGGGTAATGGATACAATATTGTGGGGACTGATATAGATACAGGAACTGATTTTTTCACAAATGAGGTTGAGTTTGATTGTATAATCACCAATCCACCATATTCAATTAAAGATAAGTGGATTGAAAGATGTTATAGTTTTAATAAACCATTTATGTTGTTATTACCCATAACCGCATTGGAAGGGATTAAAAGACAAAAACAATATAAACAATACGGACTTGAATTGATATTGTTTAATCGTAGAATAAATTACGAAACTCCAAGTGGTCAAGGTTCAGGGGCTTATTTTAGTTCTGCTTGGTTTACCTATGGGTTCAATTTACCACAACAATTAAACTTTATTGAAATATGAAATATTTTATCATAGGTTTATCAGCACTAATAATTGAGATTTGTTCAACCTTCTACATTAGAAGTGTGGCAGATGGTAATACTCCTATGATGTTATTTTTCGCAGCAATCAGTCCATTCTTGGGATTACCATTTATCGGTTATATGATTGAAAGTAAAAATTGGGGTGAAAGAATTAAACAAGCAATATCATCAAGTGTGGGTTATGGTATTGGTGTATTAATTGTGATTAACTTTATTAAATGAAACTATGATTTGGAAACTCTTTAGACCCAAACCAATATTTGTATTGACCATTCCTGATAAGATTGATGAGACAACATTATTCTTGATGAAGAGTGAACTCCAAAAACAGATGGGAAGTCAGTATAATATTGTGGTTATTTTTGACCCTAAAAAAGATAATGTGGAAACAAAAATATTAAAATAATTTTGTATATTTGTGGTATGAAAGTTTGTAGTCGTTGTAAAGAGGAGAAATCATTATTGGAGTTTGGTATAGACAAGAAGACCAAAGATGGTCGTAATTGTTATTGTAAGGAATGTGCTAAAATAAGAGGTCGTGAATATAGAGTGAAAAATCTGGATAAAGTCACAGCATCAAAACAAAAATGGAAAGATAATAATCCTGACTATACAAAATCATATTATGACCAAAATAAGGAGTTTGTTAAATCTCAAGCAAGAAAATACCGAGCTAATAATTTGGAGATATGTAGAGAACGAGAAAAGGTTAAGTATGTTAAAGACAAACCAAGAAGACGAAAGTATCTTAAAAAGAAATATGATAATGACCCAATGCATAGGTTAAAAGTTAATGTAAGAAGTAGATTGGCACATTACATTAAAAAAGATGGTATTACTACTATTGATTTGATTGGGTGTAGTTATGACCAACTAAAGAAACATCTTGAATCACAGTTTAAACCAGGAATGACTTGGGATAATCACGGACAGAATGGTTGGCATGTTGACCATATCTTTCCTTTAGCTAAGGCAAAGGATAAAGAACACTTATATTCATTATGTCATTACACAAACCTTCAACCTCTTTGGTGGATTGATAACCTTAGAAAAGGAGATAAACTACCTGAAGAAATGTATAGTGAAATTACAGGCTAATGAATTATTTGAAAAGGTATCAGAGAAGATACAGGAGGGAAAACGGTATATCTCCCTACGAGGTTCATCTCGTTCAGGAAAGACCGTATGTGCCTTACAAACAATCATTCTTGAGTGTCTCACCAAGGCAGGTACGACAACGACTATTGCTCGTGAAACTCAGGTCTCTATTAAAAACACCGTATTCATTGATTTCAAGGAACAGATGGAAGCGTTGCAGATATGGGACGATTCACGATATAACAAGGTAGAGATGGTCTATCGTTTTACCAATGGGTCCATAGTTCGTTTCATTGGACTTGATGATACCACAGGGAAATTAAGGGGTATGAAATCTAACATCTGTTTGATTGATGAGGTCAACACCGTTAATATGTCTGCATTCGTTCAGTTGGACATTCGTACATCAGAGTACATCTTGATGTGTTATAACCCTGAAATACCTACTGACTGGTGGGGATTGGATTACGAGAAAAAAGAGAATGGGTGTGTATTGATTTCAACATGGAGAGACAATGTATTCTTGGACCAAAGGATTATTGATTCAATCAACTCATTAAAGGAAACTGATTATGACCTGTGGTTGATTTACTCTGAAGGTCAGATAGTCCCTCCAAGAGAGGTTGTGTATGTTCAACCAAGCATATACGAAGAGGAACCACAAGGGATTAAATATACCTACTATGGATTGGACTTTGGTTTTGCCAAAGATGTCTGTGCCGTGGTAGAGGTTAAAGCAAGAGACAAGGAATTGTTCGTTAGAGAAATCGTGTATGAGGCAGGACTAACAAATGAGGACTTGGCATTCGTGTTAAAAGACAAGGGGATAAGTAGAATGGATAACATCGTGGCAGATTCATCAGAACCCAAGTCAATTGCGGAATTGAACCGTTCAGGTCTTAATGTTCGTGGAGTTAAAAAGGGGACTGGTTCAGTTCTATTTGGTATCCAAAAGTTAAGACAATTCAAGGTAAACCTTCATAAGGACTCACACAACCTCATCACTGAGTTCACTAATTATAGATATAAAAAAGATAGACAGGGTAGGATAACAAATCAGACAGAGGGTGATGACCACGCACTTGATGCTCTGAGATATGTTGTATCTGAGTTCCTGAATACCAAACCAAAACCATTCACATTTGTATGATAGAAGTATTAATAGACGACAGAGTAATTAAGGTCAATCCAAAGTTGACAATAGAGAAGTATCAAAAGATACAGGGAAACCCCATTAGATATTCCAAACCTGAGGAGATACTTGGATTGTATCTTGATATCAGTGTTGATGAATTAAGAGACCTACCAGTAGACCAAATTAAGTTCGTTGAGGTTTCTCTATCAAACTACATCTTGGAACCAAAGACAAGAGATTTGGTGACCACATTTGAATTGAATGGAATTACCTATGGATTGGAGAATGACTGGCAGAACATGACTTGGGGACAATGGGTAGACCTTGAGGTTTATTCACAATCTGACAAACTGACAGATAATATCCACATGCTCATGGCTCTGTTATACAGACCTGTAACGAATGAGAAAGGTAAGGACTACAAGTTAGAAAAGTTCAAGTCATCAAAGGTTATGGAACGAGCGGATATGTTCAAGAATAATCTACCGATTGAGATGTGGTTCGGGGTTTCAACTTTTTTTTTGCAAACACTAAACGCATACATAACGCATATAGACAATTCTTTGAAAGCGAAGATGAAGATAGAGAGTTATCTGAAACCCCTGAGGAAGATACTCCCCAAATGGCTCCTTCCGAAACCACTGCCCGATTCTACTTTGAACTCACTTACCAACTTGCGAGCGAGGACATCACAAAAATAGAACAACTCAACGACATGAATATGTATTTATGTTTATCAACGGCATCATTGATAAAAGACAGAATCATTAAACAACAGAATGAAATGAAAAAAATGGAGGCAAAAAATAAAAGACCATGAGTAATATAATGAACGAATATACTACATTCCATAAGGTCTTGGATTATTTACAATATTTCCAAGAACAATCCCCGATGTTAAACACATTTGGTTATGGAAACTTGGTGGACTTTGGTAAGAATGTATCAGGTTCATCTGTAAACTACCCATTCTTGTTTGTGGTTCCCCAAGCGATAGAGTATCAAGAGAACATGACCGTATATTCTGTGACCATGATTTTTGCGGACATCTTGAATTGGGACTTATCAAACGAGAAGGATTGTGTATCCGACATGAGTTGGGAAGCCAAGAGATTTCTGTCTTATTTGAAGTATGGTCAAAATACCTTACCAACATTATACGACAACATAGATGTGAATATGCCAGTTCAGGCAATCCCATTCTTTGAGAGATTTGGAGACCATGTGGCAGGGGTTGCAATGGAAGTGCCATTGATTGTTTATGATACATTGGATTCGTGTGATTACTACCCAACACCAACAGCGACACCAGGTCCTGAACCAACACCAACGGTTACAGCAACCAATACTGCAACTCCAACGGTTACCCCTACAAACACATCAACACCAACATCAACACCAGTATTAAGTCCGACACCTACGACCACTTCAACTCCTACACAAACGGGAACACTAACTCAAACAAAAACACCAACCAATACACCGACACAAACAACCACACAAACACCTACTCCAACTTGTGGAACATTTACAACTCAATATCTACAAAGTGAAATACAAGGGACGGATAATATCAAATATACCCTATTCAACAATCCAAATTATACAAGTAATGCGAATGCTCTTTGTGATTATGGTATAGCGGGAACTTACAATATTACCAACGGAGCAATCAATGTTCCATATACAACCACCATGGCGAGTGGAGACCATACACATACCTTTAACACAGGAGCAGGAAATATTAGTGGATTTACAATTACTTCAGTATCTCCTGTTTGTAATTGTGTTAGTGTAGATTTTACTCCTGAACCAACAACCACACCAACGAATACTCCTACTTTAACACAGACACCTACCTCATCACCAGTACCAGCACCTTTATCATTTTTGGTAACTACAGGTCAAAGTATCTATGAAGCATTTAGTTCAAGTGCCACAACAACATTATACACGGCGGATATTGGAAATTGTGGACCTTGTACCAGTGGTGGAATAACTTGTTTACCTTGTCTTACAACAAATCAAGTTTTATATCTTGACCCATCTTTAACTATTTTTGCTCCAAATGGATTCTATACGAATGAGATGTCTTCAGGAAACTATGGAACGATTACAGTATTTGGAACTAAAGAAGTTGCTGGTGGATTCTTTGGTGGGGCACCAAGTCCTCCATCAATACCTACTGGAGTTCATCCTTACTCATTCTCAGGTTATGTGGTGAATGGAACATATACAACTCCTTGTGATGCTAATCCATTATCAGGAGGAACTCCTATTGTTTTATATGGTGATAGTTGGCCGATTGATTACAACATTTATTTTTACAACGTATCTTCAGGGGCGTCCACTACTAACTTATTTGGTTCTTATTTCTTCCCACCACAATCAGGTTTAACCGTTAATCTATGTTTTAACTTGGACGAGGACGGTGATGTATCAAGAGTCTATCAAACTTGTAATTCAATTTGTTAAGATATGGCACAGGCACCAGATGATATATTAAGAATGTTGGGTGATGTGATTGAACAGAACATCAAGACCGAACTATTGAAGCCTCGTCAATCACGAGGTTATGATGGTAGACCCAAATCACCAGGAGCAGTAAACAATCGTGTTTATACTGGTCGTTTATTGGACGCTGCTACGGTTAGTTGGGAACGAGATGCTGATGGAAATATAAAGATGGTAATTGAGTTTCCTGGAGCACCTGAATGGCAAGTTGTGAACTCAGGTCGTAGAGGTAAGAAACAATCCCCTACATTCAAGTATCCACCACTTGCAACAATTGCCACTTGGGCAAGAACAAGAACCAATAATTCAATCCCACAATTCAGGGATAAACAAGGTAGGTTCATGTCCAACGATGATAGAGCATTCTTAATTCAAAGAAGTATTGGAGAATTGGGTATTGCACCTACATTCTTTTTAGATGAGGCAATCAAACAATCATTGGACGACATATCAAGAGATTTTGGTATCTATGGTAGAACATTCATTGAGGAAATCATAAGAGAAAAAATAACCTTTAGAACAGGAACACAAAGACAATGAGTATAGCATTTACATCAACACCAGCAGAGTTTCAACCCGTATTATCAGACGGGATATATTTTACATTATCATCGGACACATACAATCCGTTAAGCACATTCAAGTTCAAATATAACTACGAGTTGTATGTTGAGGACCTATTGGTCTTTGAGGGTAAGTGTTCACCAAACCCTTTTGGACTTGGGATATTGGATTTACAACAAATCCTTGAGACCTACACAGATTCATTACCACTATCGTATTGGAACACCACACCAATTTATACACACCAAACATTCCCATTCTCAAGACCATTGAATCAGGAGACAATCAACTACTATGTGAAGGTTGGTTATGAGTATGCAGATTCAGAGATTGGTTCAATTACAGGATATACTGGTTTTGGAAACTCCATTGGACCACCAGCAGTTGAGAGTATCCCATACAAAGTATTCCGTTCAACAATGGGGGTGAATCCAAAAGCCACAGAACAAAGTTTTGATATAGGTCAGTTCGTATTATCAGGAACACCATCAGGTGTAAACCCAACGACATCTAACCTATTCTTAACAAACGCACCAAGAACATTAGATGTGATGGAGGACGACTACTTCACATTGGGGTTCACAAACTATTATCTTTGGTCTGGTGCAACATCAGGACTATCAGAGGGGTATTATGTGAAATACACATTTATTGACGACCAGGGAGCCGTAATAACCGCAACAACATACGACAATATTATATCAAATGGTGGTGGTCCAAGACCTAACTGTAATTTGGTGTATCAGAACTACCCATTGATATATCCCGCCACAGGAACGACAGATTACAACACACTTTATGTGGGAGCAGGACCAGCAAACTTACCATACATTCCACCAAACGCAGTTCAATATACCGTTCAGTTGTATGGAAGATTTACAGGTTCAACAATTCCAATTCAACCAACCCCAACTCCGACAGCAACTGTAGGGACAACACCAACTCCTACAGGTAGTCCAACTCCGACACCTACCACATATTGTAGTGGTTGCACCGAGTATCAAATCAGTTATACAGGTTCAGGTCAATATAGTGTTGGATTTACAAATTGCACCAATGGTAGATTTGGTCAGTTGGTATTACAACCTAATTTGGGTTATGTTGTATGTTCGTGCACCTACCCAACAGTAGAGGTTGCCGCAACAATCATAAATGCTGGTCCATGTAATCCAATCCCAACACCAACTCCGACACCAAGTCCAACAAGACCTTGTGTATGTATTGAGTATGGGGTAACGAACAACACAGAATACACAGATGAGATTAGATGGTTAAATTGTAATGGAACGGTTGGTTCATTCTCACTACCAGGTAATTCAGCGATGTCCCCATTCTGTGCATGTCAGGATTCAATAACCTCAACATTCTCAGTTGTGGGTGTGATTGGTTCTTGTTCAACAACAACTCCAACTCCGACACCTACCCCTACAATAACTCCATCAGCAAACTGTATCACTTGTTATCAGTTAAATATATCAAACAATAATGCAGTGACTTGTCCTGTCCAATACTACAACTGTTCAGCAAGTAGATGGGAGACAATTAACATAGCAGGTTTCACATCGGTAATCATACCTTGTGGTTGTCCAAACATAATCACAGATTGTGCAAACATAACAGTAATAACAGGACCTGCCTGCACATAAATAAAACGACTATGAAGAAAGAACAAATATTTGGTTTAATCAGACACACCCTTACATTCATCGGTGGTGTTCTGGTAATTAAAGGTGTTGTTGATGAAGCAACCTTTACAGAAATAAGCGGAGCATTACTTACCTTAATCGGTGGTATTTGGAGTGTAATAGATAAGAAGTAATATGGCAATAATTCCACAAACCCCACCAACAGGTTACACTCAAGGAAACTGTGTTGAATACCAACCAGTATCAGAGATGTTCACATTCAATTTAGATTGTGGTCCAACTCGTTCACAGAACCAACACATTCAGTTGATGTTCTTGAATCGTTATGGACACTACGATTATGTTAGATTGATGTTTAACAGATTTCAGGGTCTATCTATCAATAGACAACAATATAAATCCATGAATATTGATTGGGGTTCAGAGAACCCTGTAAAGACACAATATTCTCGTGGATTGAATGACTCTGATGTTGTGATGGTTGAGACCGTATTGGTAAACACAGGATTTGTGAACCAACCTACATTCCAATGGTTAGAGGAATTATGGACATCAAATCTTGTCTATGAAATCACAACTGAAGGGGGACTTGCTCCTGTGAATATCTTGAACACAGAGTTTGAGAAAAAGATAGAAGGTAACAGAACCGTATACAATTTGGAACTCCAATATGTATATTCAAATAACATCAAACTTTTAGGAAAGTAACATGGATACTATATTATTGGCACAATTTACAGGGAATACTTGGCAGCGTATTGATGTGTTTGAGGACATTCCAATCACGCTCACAATTCAACAGAATGACTTAACGAATCTAACGAATCGTAGAGTTCCATATTCCAAGACAATTCAGATTCCTGATACCAATAATAATGCTATAATATTTGAACACTATTACGAGATAAATGGTATTGAGTTTAACCCACTCCAAAAAATCCCTTGTATCGTCCAATATAGAGGGACAGATATATTTCAGGGTGTGATGAGGTTGAACTCTGTAACCACAAACACAGATGAACGATTGTATGAGGTTTATTTGATGGGTGAGGTCTCTGACTTTATGGCTCCACTTAGAAATCTACAATTACAGGATTTGAACTATACAGACCTCAATCACGACTTGGTGTATTCATCTGTTACTCAATCTTGGGAGTGTGTGAACGATGGAGCGTCAGGATTGTTCAACGGACAAATCCTATATCCACTTATCAATTATGGATTGGACTATCAGGGTTCAACCTCATCGGCAGCAACCCCTACATTCACCTATGATTTTGATAGACCATTCTCATTTGACCAACCAGGTAGAGCAGTCCCACCATCAATATTCAAACCTGCCATTCAGGTAAAATCTGTATTGGATAGAATGTTTGCTGAGACAGGGTATGAGGTAATATCAGAGTTTTTTGATTCACCTTATTTCACCTCAATCTACATGGACACATTCCAAAATGGTAAGATTGGAGTTGAGTATGCTTCGGGTGTAACAAACCAAAACATATTCAGGACCTACATGAATCCTGTAAACTTTACCTATGATAAGGATACAACTCACCGATTACTGTTCAGGGATTTCTTAGGACCTGCCTACGACCCTTTAAATAACTTTATCAACCAATCAAATGGAAATAGATTTGTAGTTCCTTACGCGGGACAATACGGGTTTAATATTAGGTTTAATGT